TCCATATCGACACGAGGGAACAGGGGCATTTCACCTCGCGCCCAGAAGTGCGACCTGCTGCCGTTTGGGAGTACTAATCGCGTTGGCGCCAGTCGTCGGTCTTGTCTTGGGAGAACCAGGAGACAATTTCTTCTACTGAGTTGAATCCGTCCACGATGTGATTAGACGGATCAGGATCACCAATATCCATTTGATTCATGAAGTCATCTAGCCCCCCTTCAGCCATGTTGGGGTTGGCGGCAACACGCCTAGCCTTCCGAAGCATTTCTGCGGCGCTTCGATTGGCTTTGGCGAGCTTGTCAGCCCAAATCATATCGTCCAGCTTTACTTCTTGACCGGACGAAATTCTTTGGCAAATGAACTCAAGGCGAAGGCGATATTTAGTCGACAGCATGCCTTTTTACGCAATCTAGGCAGATTTAATGACCTTGGCCGCGTGACTGCTTGCGTCCATGATTGGCCTTGGAATTCGTGCCTTGCCCCTGGCGAGTTTTCTTGCGAGGGGACACAGACTTAATCTGAGTTTTCTTGTAAAGCATCAGACCACCTTGATTGCCATTGCTCCGATATTGAATTGCACGGTGTCACCTTGCTGGACATCAACGTTTGAAGTTAAGGAACCAGATGCAAGGAATTCATTACCTGTCTGTGCGTTCCAAATACCAAAGTGAGTCAGGTTTTGAGCCGTACTATTTTGTGCGTTGGTGGTGATCTGAACGACGCCGGTATTGGTGATTTCAAAACCACCACCGGACGCAGCACCAACCCCGCTGAAAGCTGAACTTGAAACCGCAGTACGGTTAGCAGATCCAGTAATAGTCGAGGTGGCATCATTAGCTGTGCCCGCAGTACCAGGATCTCCGGTATGGAGACTCACGTACACATTTGTCGGTTGTGTTGGAAATGGATCGCCCTTAACCCAAGTAAGGATTTGAGTAGCAAGATACTGCGAAAACGCCATGCTGCAGCTGTGTCTACATATCTATTTTGGCAACTCCGGCAGTTACTAATTTCTCCTAAATCAGTATCCGCCATACGGAGCTGTAACTGTAAGCGTAGCGCTATTGGACGAGGTGCCGGATGCAGAACCTGAGAGCCTATATGTATGCTTGAGCCGACCGTATGGAACCATCGTTCCAAGGATTGTGCCTTCCATTATTGTTAGCGACAGGGTTGGACTTGCCGTACCGCCTGCGCTACCCCCGAGGAGTTTGATCTTGCTTTGAGGGGTAACAGTCGCTTGTGGCGAGCCATCACCACCGGCTGCTCCAAAGAGCTTGACGAGAGCTAAGCGCAGGCTCGGCGAAATCAGTCCACTTGCAGTGCCCTTAAGTTCACGAGATCGAATGACCTGCAGGGTGATACTGAACGGAGCAGATTGCCACTGGCTGCTAGTGACAGTGAAGTAGTAAACGCCACCAGGCAGCTTCTGGAGGGACTCAAGCTCGGGTGTGTTGTGTACTTCGTTGAATTGACCGAAGCCCTGGGCGTCAAGAATTACCTGATGGCGATCTGCGTCGAGGAGACCGACAGCAATGTCTTTATCGGTCCTGCTGCTAACAAAGTTCTTGAAAATTCTGATATCGGACAGGTCAGTCGATTGAACCTTGTAGTACAGGGTGTTCCGTCCTGTCTCAGATCCGATATTCCCCGTAAATATCTTGGTCAGGTTTGTGACTGTACCAAGATCAGTAGCTGAGGAAAGGCTGCTGTTTTGGTTGTATTCAGAGCGAATGAATGATGGCGAAGAACTGCTACTGCCACCTTGAAGACTTTTAAGTCGTTGAATTTCGGGTGACTGTTGGAGTGTCATTAGCACTCATATACACGACATTCGCTGGCATCAGGATTAGCGTCGCAGTACTGGAGGAACTTGCGGCGTAGACCTGACGGTTCGGCTTGTTCCGCAACCTGAGGAGGGCAATGCCGCTCACAAGCTCCGGTACATTCTTTTTCGGCTGATTGCGTGATGTCCATATAATGTCCTGTGCCTTAAATATGCTATACAAAATTGCAATGCCAGGCGCCGCTGCACGTTGATCAGACGCACAGCGGTTCGCTTTCCAGTCCAAGGAAACTACAAAAACTTGGACTCCTGGGTTACATACCCCTGCCGTAGTTCTTCTTCGGGGCCACTTATATCTTATATCGATATTTGCAGAGTTTGTTCTTCATGGATACGTGTACGTAGGGACGTATTGCGTCGATAAAATCTTTGATGGCACATTGCTTGATGCACACCTCGAAATATCTATCGCCGTTGCCGTGGCATGAGGACTGAAAGCCCATGTCTGTTAGCCAATCAGCGATGGTGACTAACTGCTCACTCTTGAACCTGCCACTGATCTTCCCGTATTTGCCGACGAATCGCCCTTGATCTATCCATAGCGCAGCAGCACCTTGGATTCCGCAAATGTCGAGTACCTCTCGAGTAATTAAAGCCTGGTCGTGTGGGCACCTGAGCTCGTGCACTCGCCACATGCCTTCTCCGTGTAGGCGTAATCGCTCTTTGTCATAGAAGCCATTGGTAGGAATGACGTCCCATACGGCATCGATGGGACCGTCATGCAGCTTTCGCAGGCTACGTAACTGGTGATCTAGGTAGGTCCTCTGTGTTTCAGGCCTGACGATCTCCAGCCAGGGGCGCTTTTTTGTTCCTCTTAGAGCGACCACGCCTTTTCCCAAGGTGAAGCTCAGTGCGCGCGCCACGAATTTTGCTGACATCCCACTGCTCCTCTTGGAATAGGTGAATTCGAGACTTCGGTGCGTAGTCGACCAGGGCCTTGTAGACCTTCTCTGCTTGATCGGGCGTAAATGTGAGGCGTGGTTTAACTCGTTTTTCGTCAATCGTGGAGATCGCTCCAGTGAGCACTTCGACCCAGGACGACATCAAGCGTGCTTCTTGGATCGTGGCGCCGACTCTGGCTAATTGAGCGGATCCGTCCTCAATAACTCGTGATCCTTCTGCCCAGCACCAGGCAAGAGCTTTGGCTCCTAGTAAATCCAGCGATGTTTGCGTAATTTCACGCTCACCGTGGGGATATAAGAGGTTATATACGGGCCTCAACTTTTCAGTCGACACCCTGAAGCGCAATGCAGAGGTTGATCTGCCATTTGACCGTTTTGGGGTCTCATAGTGAACAATATTCGCGTTTGTCGGGATGAAATGGCGAAATTCAGCCACTTTTTCTTCAAGAAACGCAGATTCGGCCGCCCCCGCTGTAAGTGTCAGCTGGATATATCCCCCGCCAACAGTGCGATATGGGACAAGACTTCCATCTGCGAGTAATAACCCGAGCAATCCGCGAACGTCAGCGGAATCCAAAAGTTTCACCCTATTAATTACATCTATAGTAGTTTCATGAGCGCAAAATGTGCGCTCGATCGTTCTTACAGCTTTAGGATCGTCCTTCCATGTGGATTGACAATGATTTTCCAAAGCTGCTAGGTGCTGAGCTCTACCGTCCCCATCCGGGATACATCATTGAGATGGCTGTAGAGCCCGTGGTTGTGCATGATTTTGCAAAGCAACCAGGCCAAACTGTTCAGCTTGATCGTTATCGTTTCTGGGGCAATCCTGGTACTAAGGATTCTCGAGAGCGCACAGCTGACCAGACTCTTGGCACTGCATCTAGCCGCAATATCGTTAAAGACAAGGTTCTTGTGAACCTTAAGGAGTACACCGGTCCTGCAGACCCGTCTGACACCGCTGCTCCTTCTACGTTCAAGGTTGCGCGTGAAACGCTGCTAACCGCTCAGCGCTTGCTGTTGGACACCGGAAACCTCAACGTGTTCCACCAGTCCATCGGCTCCCTGACACTGCTCGACGACTACCGTCGTTGGCGTGATCGTGTCTTTGCTGACGAGCTATTCAAGGCTGATGCCAACGGCAAGGCCTCCGATTCACAGGGTGGTTATTACTTCCCTCTCGGCAAGACCCGCACTGGCACCACCGTTGCAAACTATGCATCTGGTGAGTCCGCCAAATTCGACGTCAAGACCGACCTGCTGCAGGTGGTCAAGGACATGCGCAAGCGCAATGTCCCCACCTTCGCTGACGGCTACTACCGCTGTATTGCCGATCCCACGGCAATGATGCACTTGAGGCAAAACGATGCCTTTAGGGAGATCGCGCGGTATGCCGGCAACGGCATGATGAACCCCCTGCAGCCCGAGCAGGCTCCCAACGCCAACTTCTTCCATGGCATGGGTCCCGCTTACGGCCAGGCTGGCTTCGTCGCCGGTCAGCCCGTGATGCCTACTGGCTTCTTGTTTGAAGGTGTTCGTTGGTTCGAATCAACCAACCTTCCTGAGAAGTCCTTCACGGCAACTATTGCTGACGCCTCCATTTCTGGCGCAGTAACAACTGCTGCTCCGATGCTGTTCTTCGGCCCTCAGGCTGTTGGTGTTGGCATTGGCGGCAACAACGCTCAAATCTTGTTGAACAACAACGACGACTTCAGTCGTTTCATCATCATGATCTGGAGCCTATTTGCCGGTTTCGAAATCCTGAATAAGGACTTCGTCTCCGTCGCCTATTCCTTCGTCTACTGATAG